ATGCTGCCTTTAAGCGAGTTCAAACGAGCACCTTTTTCAAGGAACTCATAGGCAACCTGCTGGCTTACGATCCATTCCTTGCCCTGAGGCTTATGGTTGTCTAACTTCAAAGTCCAGGAAAACTGCGAAGGAGCATATACAACTTCACAGATCGTATTGCCCCAACGGCCTGTTTTAAGACGATTTATTGTCACCTGAGCGATTGCCTGTTTGCCTTTCAAAGGCTCAAAAGCAGCCTCATAATAGACGTTCTTGGCAAGGCATTCCAGGTCTGTTTCAACTTCTTTGATACCAACCTTGGTAAAATGGGTAGTTTGTACCACTGGCTGAATTGTAAATTGCTCGGAAGACAGAGAAACTGGAGTCGCATTTGACTGTGAGAGACACACAATCGAAACAACTCCAGCTGCTGCAACCGCGGATAAAATTGCTGTTCGCATATTGTTACCATTGCTCATATTATCAATATATGATAATTTAATAAAAAAGGCAACAGTTAATTTAATTTATTTTTGGCTGGAAACGGAATTACATTGTCCTGATATTGTTTAAGGATAAATTTTCGATCTTCCTGATCTTTTGATAATTCTAAACCAAGTAGCTGCCAAATCTCCGACTCCATTATAAAGGATCGCCCAGCTTTAAGCTGGTCAGCAAAGTATGTAAGGATGATGTCAGCTACAAACTGTTCATATGCTTCGTCACCAGTTTTCATACAGTTAATGCCTTAAATTTGTTTCGTTTGTCTGAATCCATAGATTGTCCAGATCTTGTTGTATTAAACACAGGAGTATCATCAGTTAATGTTTGCGCAGAAGCTTCCACATTATATAAACGCATCTTGGCGCGATCGATACCGATAACAAACTTTTTGTTAATCGTTGGATCATTATAACGGTTCTTCAATTGCTTGACCATTAATTGGTTAAGTGCTTCCATTTCTTCTGTTGCTACCAAAGCAAACATTAAATCTGCGGTTGCAGGAAGACCAAATGATTCTGCAGTATCTGTTAATTCAACATCACTGTTACCAAAACCACCTCGAGTAGTTTGAGTGGCAGAAACCACAGGAACATTAAACTCAACGGCCAAACCACGAAGCTCTTCAGCAATTGACTTGATGAGCGTATATGAATTGGCATTGCTTCCAGACTTAATACGGCTAGAAGAGCAGATGTTGAGATAATCGATATAGATAACATCAGGAACAAAGTTTCGCTTGATACGAAGTTCATTAATAAGATGACGAAAATGAGCGGAACCAGCACCAGCTGTGGGGTATTCTTTAATAACGAGTTTTCCAACTGTCTTCTCCTTGACACGACTAATCTTTTTATCATATGCCTCTTTAGGAAGGGTCGACAACTCATCGACCGTGACATTTAGAAGATTAGCATCAATACGTTCTGCAATCTTTTCTTCAGCCATTTCCATTGTTATGTAAAGAACATTTTTACCTTGTGTTAAGTTATTCGAAGCACAATGGCACATAAAAAGAGATTTCCCAACGCCAGTATTATGAGAAGAAATACCATTAGTATAATATCTGTGGTTTTCATGTTCTACATTAATGTCAACAATAGGGATCATATTACCTGTATGTGAGACTGAACCTTTTTCATACCCTCGCTTAGTTAAAAATTCTACTTCTCCTGCGCCATTCAATTCTCTTGCACTTACCCACCCTACTGATGTCTCAAATAAATGCTCTGCATTAATTAATACAAATTCACCACTATTCATACTAAGAACATATTCTTCATGTAGTCCTTTATCAATAAAAAAATTAACACCCACCCAACCATCTGGTGAATCAACTTCAATTTGATATCCTTGTTCTAAAAGGGATTTTATATCACCAATTCTAATTTGTCTTTCTTCGTAGGACACCCTTTTCTCCATGCTGGGTTGCTTAACAAATAAGCAATTCTTTGTTCTTCTGTGTGAAACTTAATTATATCTTTGCCGTTAGTAACAGGTTTTTTTGCAGATTTTTTAGCAGCATCTGATGCTTTAGACTTATCTTTGAATGAACCTTGTTGTTTAATAAAAGCTTTATTTTTACCATAGCTAGCTTTACCACCAAGTGACGCTCTTTCTTTCCTACCTTTTTTAGTAGACCAATAATACCAATTTTTATCATTATTTTCAACTGCTTTTATTTGTTGTACTTCTCTACCTTTGTTTCTCCACTTATTTTTTATGTCATCGGGAAAACCATGAAACCCAATTTTATCTTTAGCACATAATAACCCGTGATCTACCCTATCATCATGAGATAGACCAGAAGGGCCTTTTCCTATCATTTTATATGCTCTTTTATCTCTAAAATCTCCATTGATCTTCCATAATATAAAATGGATTAGAGAATGTTCATGCTGAGTCAAATATAATATATTGATCGTATCATAAGTACCACCTTTGTATCCCTGTATAATTCTATGTTTATGACAACCAATAAATTTAGAACGAAATTTGGTTGTTTCTAATAACATATTATATGCTCTTTGATATATCAATTTCATGTAGTCCTCCAACTGTTTGTTTTATATTTATATAAACGTTGGCAGGGACAGGGGTTACTTTTTAACTCTTACTGTAATTAGTGTATCAGGATGTACACAGCCTGCAAGGGCAATGTTGAGGGTTTTTCTAACAAGACCTCCTTTAGTAATACTGTTAAAGTAGTCAAGGTCAAAGGGAATATGTTCTTCCTTGCGATGATAGAAGTCAAACCGATCATCAGCATTAAGAAAATAATCATGACCGATGCTAACATCAAAGCTGACGCCAAGAGCGTCTGATAACAAAGTAGGAATAGCGCCTGTAGAGCTTGATCCAGTCTTATCATCAAGGATTTTGATCGATGCCATGATTGCATTGTAGATAGCCTTCTCTTGACAAAACTTTTCAGTGCTATCCAAAAGCCATTTAATTTCTGTATTGTCAATTTGGAGATCCTCTATCAATCTTTTTGTATCTTTGAATGTCGTTTCTGACATTCCATCCTTATTGTTCAATTCGAGAAAAAGAACTTCTTTGGTAGGAGTATTATTGTACTTGTTAACATATTCGTTAATTAAACCATATACAACCTTATCCGAAAGATTATGAAAATATTCATCTTTTAAAAATGGGAGGGTCTTTCTTGCAAATGCTTCATTAAATACAAGATGTGATAGAATAGTTTTCTCAATCAATGTACATACCTTTTAATTAAAATAGGACCAAAACGCCAAGACTCATAAGGATATCCACTATTTAATCTAAAAATACTCCAATGGAATAAATTACCCCTGAAACCAATCCAACGAACAGACCAAGAATTAAATGTCATCACTTATTAAATTGCTCTATCAATGCTTTACGACTCTCAGGATTGTAATTCGTATCAAAAATAGATATTACTTTCCTAAGCATAGCAACAGCTAACAATACAGCATCCTCTTGGGTGTCACAAGTCATCATAATATGAGTCTCAATAGGCAAAGATAATTTACTTATCTTTACTTCCATCTGTTCGTTCGTCATCACTTAAACCCTCGGCAATAGCATTATGAATTTCCATATATCCCGAATCCATACCAACTAGATATGAATCCATATCAAAACCAAAGGTATCATAAAGAACGTATCTAAAAGATCCTCTGTCGACCACATCACCTTTATGGATACGTTTGGTAACAATATAAAATGCCTTTAGCTTATCTTCGTATAATAATGACTCCCAATATTTTTCTGAATCATTATCATACTCGTTTCGACTTTCTCGATAGATTTCTTGAAGCTCTCTCATACTATCTGAATTAAAGAAACTAGTATTACTCATCTTCTAATACCTCTGCATCATCATGTACAAGGGAACCTTGAGCTAATGTATACTTCTTTTTAATAAATTCTGCAAAGTTAGTAGTTGAAAGAATTTGCTTCCAAATTGTACCATTGTCTTCAATATCTGCAGCACGCATCTTATTACCAGACACTTCACCAGTGGAACGATCAACTAATTGATACCATCCATTTGACGGTTTAACCACATAGCCACCTTCGATAGCCAAATCGAGCATGCCCGACCAACGCTTGATACCACCTTCATAAGAAACAGTGATAGGAATCTTAGATTTTTCTTTAACATATCGAGATTTTTCCACATTAATAATAAAGTGATAACCTTGAATGCCATCAGCATCCTTATCCTGCTGACGACCAAGAATCCAAATTGTATCTGCAGAGTAATAAATGCCAGTACCACCACCAACAATGTCCTTTGGATACAATCCAATTTCCTTATATGTGTGATTGACAACAAGCAATGGAATATCCTTCATTGTTAAATGAGGTGTTACCATGCGGAACAAACTCTTCAGGCTCTTTGCTCGAGACATATCTGCAACAGACTTTTCATTGGCCGCATCTTCAACTTCTTTCTTGGAAGCCAAGTTGCCAACAGAATCGATAACCATAACAACCTTTTCATTACGAGTAATTTCATTAAGTTGTTTCATGATATCAAACTTAAGTTCTTCGATATCCGTAATTGGCGTGTGAATAACACGAGCCATGTCAATACCAAATGATTCAAAATAACTCATAGGAGTACCAAACTCTGAATCGTAGAATAGAAGGACACTATCAGGATACTGCTTCATATAAGCTGATGCCATAAGAAGAGAAAAAGCAGACTTAAAATGCTTTGATGGTCCAGCGAGAACCGTGAGACCTGGGGTAAGACCTCCATCCACACTACCTGATAGTGCTACGTTCACCATTGGAACGCTAGTGGTAATCATATCTTTCTTGCCATAAATCTTCGACTCAGTAAGAAGTGATGTATCTTTAATAGTAGAATTTTTAATTAAACGGTTGATAAGAGACATGAAAACTCCAATTATAGTTTTATTTTGAGGTTGTAATACATTTTTAGAATCTATTACTAATATATTGCTTTTCGTTAATTCAGACAACGTTTTTTTATTATTATTCAAACCATGATTGGCTGCTAAAAGAAGGACAACTGCGAGAGGATCAAATACAATAACCAACAAAAGTATAACCCACCGAACAGCCATCTCAAGTGTATCAGGTCCTGAGGATCCATATATAGCCGCTGCGATATATTTAATTGGACCAACTTCTGCTTCTGTCTTCTTGACATTCGACTCAAGTTTAACTTTTTCAGTCTTGAGCCCTGATACAGTATCAACGTGTTTTGATTTCTGGTTGGTGAGGTCATCACGAAGCTTTCTTTGTTTATCTGCAGCTTGTAAAGAACTTTGTGCCTGACCTTTATCGGTCATTTTAGTTACAGCAGCATCAATCTGTGCAATCTGTTTATTTAAATCTTCAATTGCAAGTTGTTCATTATCTATTTTTGATTGAACAACTTGAATTTGATCTACATCACCGGTTGTTATTTGTAAATTTTGTTCTATGTGGGCTTTAGATAAGAATCCAAAAATACCCATGCTGCTGATAAGCATTAACAAAAAGATAGCAAGCGTCAAATATATCTTTAATAGGAATGGAGCTGTTTTCCAATTTCTATAAAGCCAAGATGTAGAAATTATTTTTGCTATCTCTAATGTCGATCCCATAATAACAACGGGCCAATATGATCCCGCAAACACAGCAGTCAAGCCTATTATAGAATAATAAGCTGACACGCCAGAGAGACTTAAAGATGTTAACAGAGCAAGAAAATTAATCATCGCTGATTAGAGCATCAAGACTAGCTTTAAATTCAGCCAACTTCTTGTCTCTGCCAGGCCACAAAATATATTCCTTTTGAGGATCTTTTGAAAGATTATTAATTAACGGAATAATCATATTGTACATTTTAGTCAACTTCTCTTGAGCATTAGAAGAATGCTCCGAAACAATATTAAGTTGCTTAGAAAGAGTATCTACCTGTTTCTTTTCGTGCTGCTTCAACTCTTCTTCTGTTACAGCAGAAAATCCAAAATCAAAATCTGTATCCATGTTATTTCCTTCATAATTATCGTGTAATAGGGCTTTGGGGCAGTTAGTAAATTTACAATCAATATAATATGTGTTTTGTTTACACTTGAAACATAATTTGCTATTACTCATAAAAAGAAATCCTCCAAAGATGCTTTCTTTTCGACTCTCCAGCCAATAGCATCAAGAATAGTCTTAATTGGTTCCACAAACGATTTATTATATTGAGTATCATAATCTATATATTGATCGAGGTCTAGCTGTTTTGGTAATGTGCTCGGACAAGCAAAAACATTTTCTCTTACAGGATTAGGTTGTTTCATATAACAAAATTTAATTTTGTCGCCTTCCTGGATCAGTTGATAACGCTGATCTAATTTCATCTTCTTGAGCAGATGGTTATAAACAAGAGCACCCCTCACTTGAATAGGAGTTGCTTTTCTGTAGATTGTATTGGGATCTGCATATTCAATGAGACCTTTACATCCACGTGGAAAAGCAACATCTTCAAAAGGTAACTTTGCAAATTCTAGTCTAAAGTTTTCAATGAACTTAATGATAGCATCCTCATCTTCGTTCATGATAACGGCAATAGCTTTTTTAATATTATTACGACATGCCTGAGGAGTAGAAGAACGAACAGCTTCAATACCCATCATCTTCAACTTAGGTTCTGCATATGATACCCCTTCGTTGTTCCATACGTTGAGAATATATCGCTTCTTGGCAGTCCAGATGCCTTTATTAGCAATAGCTTCTCGTTTCATCTTCATCTTTTGTTCAAAAGCATTAACATATCCACTAAGGCGTTCATAACACTTATCGATAAACGGTTCAAGTCGATCTTCACATACACGATCAAGGAAGGTGATAACTTCTGCAGTTGGACTATTCTCAAGACCGCATTGAGTGACCAAAGAGTCAAGCGTAATATACATAGAGTCCGTATCACAAGCAATGACATAGTCAGTATCCTTTGTCTTAAATAATTTGTTCAAGTATATATTGATCTCGCGTTCGATCCATTTAATAGAAAGCTGACCAGAAAGAGTAATCGACTCTGCTAGCTTTGGATCAAACCAACGGAAGTATTCGTTGGTAACTAGGAGAGAGCGCCGTACGCAGAATTCAGCTGGATTTTTTTGGCCAGCTGCATATTATGCGTCTGGGCAATTTCCTTCTGTTTCTGCGTACGTAGCTCTCGTAACTCCTTATCTGTTAATTGTGTGTAATCGATTGACATAACCATCCTTTTGATTTGCCTTTTGTTACGGGAACACCAGTTCGTGAGCTATTCCAAACTGATACGTATGTTAGAGATTTTTCTAAACAAAATTCTTCTAATCTATTTGTGGTAAACATTTCTCCTTGTGGTGAAATAATATTAAACATGGTTGATAAACAATCACGTATTTTTTCCTTATTATTGGCCCATCTTTTTTTACTTTCTATAGACATAAACTGAGAATGTACAGGTCGTTTCCTACCTGTATTATATTCTATAGCTTTTTGTATATTATTTCTAC